CGCGACACACCAACGATCTCGATTATGATTACACCATTATGAAGCGTAATCAGGATTCCACCGCGGCGCAATACAACGCCGTGCTGCAGCTTTACCGTGGCGATAATCGACGCGCCCAGGACCACATGCAGTACGCAAAGAAAGAGCGTATTGACGATGATGAAAACGCTAACCATAAGAGCGTGATGATCCAGGATTTTAAGCGTGAATGCCAGAGTGTTTGTTCCAACAATCTGCAGTTGTGCGATATTCTCCTTGATATCTGCTATAAGCGAGAGGGCTCCAAGCAGTTCGTCTGGGATATCGCGAGCGAGGAGATCATTGAAAATCTGCTGAACCGAAACGATGGGTACATTTCCTACCCAGTCATCGATCCTACTGGTGACATTGAGTTTGGCGGCGAACGGTTTTCATTTTCAACAAAGCGGATTGGAGGGGATACAAATGAGCATTGTTCTGAATGAAAGAGAATGCGCTATTGAAGCGTTACAAAGATGTGCGCTCGACTCAAAGCCCTTAGAAACGCTTGGTCGGGTGGCAAGATACTATCGGGCGGAAGGCTATAAGAAGTCCGAGATACATACTATGTTGGAATCCTTTATGTTGAAGTGTGATCCCACAATCAACATTGTCAAGTGGCAGGACGCCATTGACCGACAGGTGAAAGATACTGACAAATATCCACTGATTGAAATTGACGGTATTCCCATCACCCAAAAGGAATTAGATATCTGCGACGCCCTTGTAGGCAAGCAGATGAAGCGGCTAATGTTTACACTGATCTGTCTTGCGAAGTTTTGCAACATGGTCAGCGATAAGAATAATGGGTGGGTTAATCGTCCCGACAAGGAGATCTTCAAGATGGCGAATGTGGTGACACCAATCAAACGGCAGTCGCTTATGCTGAACGATTTGCGCGAAGCTGGATTGATTCGCTTTAGTCGCAAGGTGGACAACATCAACATCAATGTAAGATGCATTGATGACGAGGGTGAGCCGGTATTGGTTATCACCGATTACCGCAATCTCGGTTACCAGTATATGCGTTATTGCGGAGAGCCGTATTTTGAGTGTGCGGCTTGCGGGGTCGTAATCAAGCGGGCAAGCAATGCTCAGAAATACTGCCCTGACTGCGCGGTGAACATCAATCGTCAAAAGACGCGTGAAAACTATAAGAACGGGACGATTCTCCAGTAAGTCCCCATTTCAAAAAACTTTGAAATAGACCATGCCAATAAAGCCTGTGTTTACGGGCTTTATGGCACTGTTTGCAGTGTTTCTATAAATGTAATAAAATAATGTATCAACGCTTATTTATGAAGCGAATTTTTGACCGAAAGGGAGTTTATCGTGGTTATTATTACCGATCAGGAAAAGGAAATCATTGCGGAACGGATGCCGAATGTTCACATCCGTAGAACAGTCAAGCAGAAGTCAAAGCGCCATAGGTATTATATGGAAGAGAACAAAAACGCCATGCGCCTTCTGAAAGAGCTTCGCGTTACGCAGCGGTAAAGTAAGGAGGACAATACATGGACAAGCTTTCAAGACAGCCAAACGAAACGGATTTGGCGTATCACAAGCGCCTTATCTTTGGTAAGTTGGTTGATGGGACGCTTGCCGATGAGGACTATTCCGAACTTGCACCTTATGTATATGGAAAAGAGTACAGTTCTGATGTCGCACGGAGAATGATGTACGGCAGCAGACGAACTCTGGAGCTGTTGGGTGAAGAAGCAGCAAAGCGAATTACATCCGACGATATTTTGAGCGAGCTGGACGCAAAGAGGATTGAGGTTCAAAAGGAGCGTCAGAAATTTTTCGATCAGCGCAACGCGCTAAATAAAGTGATCCGAGAGCGTTCTCGGCAGGAAGAACTGAATGAGATCCTGTCCGATGCAATTCGGTCTGGCAACTTGCCGCAGCTTAATTATCAGCGGACGGAAATCGAACCGTCTGATAACGATCTGCTTGTCAGCCTGAACGACATTCACTACGGCGCAAATATCCAGAATTACTGGAATACATATAACTCCGATATCTGCCGCATGATGATGTGTAGATATCTTGATAGGATCATCTCCATTGGTGAAACACATGGCAGTGAGAACTGTATTGTGTGGGCGAATGGCGATGAGATCAGCGGAAACATCCACCAGTCTATCGCTATTACCAACAAGGAAAATGTGATCGACCAAATCAAGGGTGTGTCCGAGCTGATTGCTGAGTTCCTTGCGGAGCTGAGCAAACATTTCAAAACGGTCACATATGTCAGTGTCGCTGGCAACCACAGCCGTATTGATCCCAACAAGGACAAGGCTCTGATTTCTGAGCGGCTTGACGATCTTGTGGAGTGGTATCTGGCAGCACGCCTGCAGAACTTCGAAAATGTTTTTGTTGGTGGCGGTGAAAAGGTTGACCACACTATGTACCTTATCGAAGTTCGTGGGAAGATCTACTGTGGCGTACACGGTGATTTTGACGGAAGCTCAGGCAAGGTGCAGGCTCTGCAGACAATGGTACAGAAGCCGTTGTACGCGGTTCTGTCCGGCCATTTGCATCACAATAAGATCGACGATGTGCAGGGTATCAAGACCATCATGGCGGGTTCGTTCCTCGGTATGGACGATTACTGCGTTCAGAAGAGAATTTATGGTCGTGCCGAACAAATGGTGTGCGTGTGTGACAGTGATGGCGTCCGGTGTTCCTATCCGGTGCCCTTAAATTAAGTATTAAATGTGCTATAGCAAGCGGGAGGGGTTGACAACCCCATCCCGCTTTCTTTTTCTCAAAACAACGACGAGGAGGTGGCTTGTTTGCCGAGAAGCACACAGATGAACGATCTGACAAGCCCCGAGCTTGTCGCGCAGGTCAATTCTGAGAATCTGCGATTGAAGAAGGATTTTCTGGACTATTTGAAGTCCGTGCAGAGAAGTCCCGGAACAATTCGTGGTTACGAGAACGATCTTGATATTTTCTTCGTGTACTGCATGAAGAATCTTGGCAACAAGAATTTTGCCAGTGTTACCAAACGAGATCTCGTATCCTTCCAGAATTGGCTTATCAACGAAAACGGTAACTCTCCGTCCAGAGTGCGGCGCATCAAGTCCGCTATCTCTTCGCTTTCCAATTACATTGAAGCGATCCTTGACGACGAAGACGAGTTTAAGGATTTTCGTTCCATCGTCCGCAAAATCGAATCACCGGTCAATCAGCCTGTCCGTGATAAGACAGTCTTATCTGAGGAGCAGCTTAACACTTTGCTGCAGACATTGACCGACGCAGGCAAGCACGAAAAGGCTTGTATGCTTGCGCTTGCTATGCACTCAGGCCGAAGAAAGTCTGAGCTTGTGCGTTTTAAGGTTGACGATTTCAAGGACGATAATCTTGTTTGCGGCGGTGCCCTGTACAAGACAAGCGAAACTATCAAGACAAAGGGTTTCGGACTTGGCAAGTATATCTACTGCTACACTCTGGCGAAAGGCTTTAAGCCTTACTTTGACCGCTGGATGGAGCAGCGCAAGCGAGATGGCATTGAGAGCGTTTGGCTTTTCCCGCTAAGGGATGATCCCACACAGCAGATGAAGCCTGAGACATTGAATAGTTGGGCTATTTCATTTGGCAAAGTGATCGGCGTGGACTTCTATTGGCACGCTCTCCGACACTATTTTACAACCGATCTTGCTCGCTCTGGTTTGCCAGACGGAGTGATTCAGGAGATTATTGGCTGGACTTCCAGCGACATGGTTCGTCTTTACAAAGACCTGACCACGGAAGAGCAATTGGATCAGTATTTTGACGAGACTGGCATTAAAACAGTTCAGCCTGCGAAGCTGACTGATTTGTAAAACAGGAATATGAAAGGGTGTTTTTATGTTACAGAGAGATGATTTTATTACGCGCCTCGCGCAAAAGGGTTATACGAAGCATGAAGCCGGTATCATTATGGACGACTTCATCCGCACGCTGGAGGAGATTCTGGTTGAGGGTGAGTCCGTGATGTTCCGTGGTTTCGGCACATTTGATGTTCGTGAGCGCTCCGAAAGAGAGAGCGTTGACCCCCAGACCAAGGAGCGTATCGTTATTCCTTCTTACCGCGCTCCCAAGTTTACTCCCGGCAAGCTGTTGAAGCGTGAGGTTAAAGAGGGAATCATCCGAGACTGAGGTGATCTTATATGCCAAAACAGAGTAAGATAACCAAATCCAGTCCGGGCGTCGCGGCACCGATCAAGGATGTCCCCGACAAATTTTACTGTACGCGGTGTACGCGTAATTTCACGAAGCAAAAGGGAAACTTCCCTGCTTCCCAAAGCCCGATTTACCGTGAGAACGGTGGTTATTTACCTGTTTGCCGGCATTGTGTAGAGGAGATGTATCAGCACTACAAGACTGTACTTGGTGATGAGAAGTCTGCGATCCGTCGTATCTGCATGAAGTTCGATATCTACTGGAACGACAAGGTCTACAATATGCTCAACAAAAGCAGCACGACCAACTCTCGTGTGCTTAGCTATATCAGCAAGTCCAATCTGTATCAGTTTGTCGGAAAGACTTTCGACGATACCCTGGACGAAGAGAGTGAGCTGGTACAAGGTTCTGTCAACCAGGCTTTGGATGAGATCATCACAGACAACAATGAAGAGGTTGTAGTTGCAAGCGACATCGTCGAATTCTGGGGCGCCGGTTTCGCACCCTCTTTTTATGTTGATCTTGAACGGCGTTTGAAATATTGGTGCGGAGATGTGGATCGACACTCTATGGATGTCAGTGAGTGCGCGATCATTCGCCAGATCTGTATGCTGGAGGTTACGATTACTCGTGACACTGCTGCCGGCAGATCCACAGATAAGTCTGTCAATGTTTTGAACACTTTGCTTGGCAGTGCTAATCTAAAGCCTGTCCAGAAAAAGAAAGAGGAAAATCTTGATGCAGCGGCTGAGTCTACACCGTTTGGCGTATGGATTCGCAAGATAGAAAATACTCGACCCATTGCGGAGCCCGATCCTCAGCTAAGAGATGTTGATGGTATCGCCAAATATGTTTCTGTTTGGTTCCTTGGTCATCTTTGCAAAATGATGAAGATCGATAATACATATAGCCGTCTGTACGAAGAAGAGATGGCGAAGCTTCGCGTTGAGCGTCCTGAATACGAGGGCGAGGACGAGGAAGCTGTCTTCGAGGACATTTTTGAAAGAGCCGACGATAGCGGAACCGATTTTGACGGTGACTTAGATGGCGAGTGAATTGAGAGAGAGTAGGATTTTAGCCGGTGTGGATATTTGGGCTGCTTTTTATAGAGCCAATCCACACCGTTTTGCTGAAGACTACTTGAAAGTCCATCTGCGGCTATTCCAGAAGATCCTGCTTTATATGATGAATATATGCTATTTCTTCTGCTATATTGCCGCCCGTGGTCAGGGTAAATCCTGGCTGCTTGCTGTTTTCTGCTGCATTCGATGTATCCTCTACCCCGGTACAAAAATATGTATTGCCTCCGGCACGCGAGGTCAGAGTATCAACATTCTTGAGAAGATAAAGATTGAGCTTCTGCCAAACTCTCCTCTCTTGAAAAACGAGATAGAGAACATGGTTATCTCAAGCACAAATGCTTATGTTGACTTCAAGAATGGTTCTTCTATCAAAGTTGTTACGGCATCAGACTCCGCACGAAGCAACCGTGCAAATATCCTGCTTGTGGACGAGTTCCGCATGGTTAACAAGGATACCATTGAGACTGTTCTTCGCCGCTTCCTGACTGCTCCCCGTATGCCTGGGTATTTGCACAACCCCAAATACGCCCATCTGAAGGAGCGTAACAAAGAAGTATATCTGTCCAGCGCTTATTTTAAGAGCCATTGGTCTTACGAAAAGGTCAAAGACTACAAAGATAAGATGTTGGACGATACTACGAAATATTTTGTTTGCGGTTTGCCGTACCAGCTCTCCATTAAGGAGGGTCTGTTGGACAACAATGCCGTTGCTGACGAAATGTCCGAGGCAGGATTTAACGAAACCAAGTGGTCGATGGAGATGGAATGTCTCTGGTTTGGCGACTTGGACGGCACCTTCTTTGACTTTGACACAGTTTCTAAAAACAGAAAGATCACATATCCAATGTTGCCAGACGATGTGTCAATCAAACTTACAGATTCTAAAAAGGTGAAGATCCCGCCGAAGCAAAATGGCGAAAAGCGCATCTTGTCGGTTGACCTTGCCTTGATGGCAAGCACCAAAAACAAGAACGACGCATCTGCTATTTTCATCAACCAGTTGTTGCCGACAAAGGCAGGTCGTTATACCAGCAACTTTGTATATACGGAATCTTCCGAGGGCGCACATACTGCCGATCAGGCTTTGCGTATTCGGAAGCTGTATGAAATGTATCAGTGCGACTACATCGTAATCGATGTTAAGGGCGTCGGATTTGGTATTGCTGACAGCTTGGTGCGAGATATCAATGATCCCGACACTGGAGAAGTATATCCTGCTCTTTCCTGCTGCAACAATGCAGAGTGGGCTGCCCGTGCTCCTCATGGCGCCGAAAAGGCATTGTGGGTTATCAATGCTACTGATAAGTTCAATTCTGAGTGTGCAATTCTTTTGCGAGACGGTTTCAGAGCTGGTCGAGTCAGACTGCTAATGTCTGAATATGACGGTGAAACAAGTCTTGCCAGCATCCGTGGTTATGGCTCACTGGATGTGTCTGACAAACTGCAGTTGCAGATGCCATACATCAACACAACGCTTCTGATCAACGAGCTGATCAATTTGCAGCATGATGAGACAAGCGGTTTTGTTAAGATCACACGCAAAAAGGGTGTGCGAAAAGACCGTTATTCAAGTTTGAGTTATAGCTATTGGGTTGCTTGTCAACTCGAAAGCAAGCTTAAGAAACGAAATAGCTCAGTGTCTGAGAGCGATCAGATATTCATGTTCAGAGCGCCCAAAATCAAACAAGGAAGGCGGGTGAAATAAGTGGAGAAAAAGAT